GCCTCTTCAAACATGGCATCAATCTCACCAATCTCTTTGAACAAGTCAGGCGGGATAGTAGGCGCTAACTTCTCCACCTTGGCATTAGGCATGTCAGTTGCAAGTAAGCCACCAGCCCGGTTGAGGGCAAAGTTCTTCTCATCCAAGATGCCAGTAAAGCCAATCAAAGCGGTAGGAGGCGATACCTGTTTACTCAGCAAGTCTAAGATTTCAGTCATACGCTTGGTGCGTAACTGCTGCAAGTAAATCAGACGGGCAACCTCTGACGTACCCCAGAAATAATCGTACTGAGGGTTAGGACAAATCTGAATGAAGGGCAACTCTCCCTTGAGGAAGATGGACTCGCCGCTGCGGTCATAGATGATGATGTCAGGGTCTGCCTTGGTGACCACTTGGTAGTCATTGGTGTCATCGTTCCACACCCATAACTCGGTCATCTCTACTGTCTCTTCTGCGACAACAGCCTTGTACTTGTTCAATCCTGACAAATCCAGATTGACGTTACCGTACATGGTTGGGTTGCTGGCAGAGAGAATAATTTTCTCTACGCCATTAGAGACTTCTGTTCTCTCATGCTGAGTTGCGCTGACACGTTTGACAATCTGCTCCCGCTTGGGGTGGGAGTACAGACGGGCATATAACTCTGACTTGGTGATGTAGTACGTTTGGACAATAGCTTCTTGTCTGTCAGTGTAAGGACTGTCCTCACGCAGCACACCCATGCAGGCAGGCTCCACCATGTAGGGGTGAATACCGTTATTGATAATCAGTTTTACAAAGGTGGAAGAGTAAGCCAGTGACCACGAGACTGCTTGCGAGAAAACTTGGTCAGCATTACTGTTGAGCCACTCATCATTGAGCGCACGGGTCAGGGTAGGAATCTTGGTGTGTTCTGCTTCGTCCACCGCCGCACCGATATTGATGCTGAACCGGGTTGTCTCTGCTGAGTAGAGAAACGATGTCAGTTGGTCAATGTGCGGATAGATTTTGTTGTAGATAGCCGGGGTTTCACTTGGCCCATTTCCAAACAAATACCAACTTCTCAGCCCCGCATAGTCGGGCCTACGGTCTTCCCTTGACACTAGACACTTCTGTATCAGGTCAAGGTAGAAAATTTCCCGCTCAAGTGGGGCTGATGGAATTTTCATGGTTTAGGAACCGTTAAGTTTTCATGGTCTGGAATATAAGACGCAGGTTTTGGCCCTGTCAAGTTCCCCGCTTCTTTCGGATTTATCCCTACTGATTCTCCCATGACGGACTTAAATTGTCCACCAAGTACGGATTTCATAGAGATGTTACCCCCATTTCCCCAGATTGCGGAGTCACCAGCCCTGCCTTCTTTCTGTTTTTGGCTCTCAAAGTGTTCACTAGCGGCTGTAGCCTCGGCATATTGCTTGTCAGTTAGCTTGTTGTTGCGCTTGAGATAGCCTGTCTGGTGTTCACCCTCTCTGGTGGACTTGATATCGGTCATCTGGAAGTCTTTGGCTAATCCTTCCAGTGTTTTATCCGTTTTTGCCGTCTTTGCAGACCTTGTACCCACTGGTTTAAGGTGTACAACAGAAATAGCGGCCTTGCATAGCTTCATAGGGCATTCTGGCTCCCAAGCCTCAAAGATGCCGTGTGATTCGCAGTAGTAGTCTCTCAAAATAGCCATAGTTACCCTCTAAGTGCTTCGTTAAGGTCAGTTTCACTGTAATCATGGCGGTTGACCATTCCCACCTTGATTTTTATCCCGTCAGAGGTAACTTTCAGCCCCATACCCGCCATCATGGGGGGTTCTGGTGTCTTCCTGTACTCCACATACCGGGTTAAATCCCTGCGTCTCATTACCTTTACATTGCCTGCCTTCCACTGCGTATAGGCTTTGTTGACCCGCATCTGGACGTATTCGGTAAGAGGTTCGCACTGACGGACAAACACATCCCGAAAATGCTCCTTGTGTATTCCCGCTAACTCGCAAAACAGGGGAATAGAGATGCCTCTTTCCTTGTCAGCACAAAACTTTTGTATCTGGCGCAGCAGTTCTTTCTTTGTTAGGACAATCATGAGCCGTACATTCCTATCTTTTTAAGGTAGTCACTGACGTTTCTGCCAACAGATAGCTGCTCTGCCGTGTAATCTTCCTGTGACTTACTCACTTCACGGGTAATCCTAGCGGCGATAAGGCGGGGCTGGACTTGCTCTGCAAAGGCTACGACTGCTAGTGCGGAGGCTATCACCCGGTCATCCTTGGCTCTACCGGGCGCTCCTATGAACCCGTCCTCACGAACGATGGTCTTCATCTCTTCCAGAAGTTCCATACTCAGCACGTTCATCATCTCACGCTCAAAAAAGTCTTTCATGTAAGCCAGCATCCGCTCTTTGGTGGAACTGGTTGTCAGAAAGCCTATGCTCATGCTTGGCCCACCGAGGGAGTCATTACGCCGCCAGAGGTAGTTGGACATGTTGCCAAGTACGTCCATCAAATCAGAACCCATCTTGTTGTTCATGCTAACTGCCATGCGCTTTAAGGTTCTTAGTTCATTGATGACAGCCTGCCCGGGGCCGTTGATTTCCAAGTTGAGTGTAGAGTTTTTGTAGGCTCCTGCCAAGTGCGCTATCACCCACGCAAACTGATAGGTGTTCATCTCAGCAGTAGCAAACTCAGCCACTTGGTCTAGACCGTTAGCGTAAGCCCTATAGACCTGTATGCAGAACCTGTCTGCCCAATCACTGCTGCCGTAGGCTGGGTCAGCACCTATGACGTAGTAGGCAGTGTCAACAGGCTCTTCCCATACCTTCAGCGTACCCAGACGCTCGGTGGACTTCAGCACCTCGGTGTCTTGGAAAGACTGACCAAAGACATAGCGGTAGCAGTCTGGCAATGATTTCTTGGCAACCTTGGCAGACTCTGTACAGCGGCTGTGAGAGAAGAAGGAAGTGCCTGTCATCACAAAGGCGTAGTCCTCTGTAGGAGGAAACTCTTGGTACATCAGGGACTCATCCTTGATACCTTCACTTAGCTTCCAGCGCCACCACGCCATCTGACGGGAGTTAATCTCTACGCCGTATAGTTTCTTAATATCCTTTGTCCACTCCTTCTCTTCTGGGGTAAGCCTGCCATCCCAGTAGACTTTGTAGATGTTGCTGCTGGCATCTACGGAGTAGTATTCGTTACGCCACCAGCCACAGAAGATTGCCTTCTGGGTCTTGGCAGATTTGGCTACCTTGTACATGTCGTGGAACATGTTAAAGCCCTGCGCTGTGCTTTCAAACATGTACAGACGCTCTGGGTTCTTCTCTGCTAGAGAAGCTATCAGGGAGGCTAGTCCCTCCTCATTGCCCCAACTAGCAGTCTCAGTACCGTGAAGGTAAGTGATAGCTTTTCCTTGCCCTAGCCTACTTTTGTTACCAGCAATCTGATAGAAGATACGACTTCTGTTTTTCAGAACCATCTGGTTACGGTTATGGGCTATGAGAGGTATCTTGTATTCCTTGGGTAGCCCGTCCATGTACATGCCCAGAGTAGAGCGGAACATATCTCTGTTCTCTTCTGTGTCTGCCACCAGAGTACCCTGCCATCCGGGGTGTGTGAACTGCCAGTAGAGGTCAAGGGCAAGACTTACGGTAGTGATGCCTAGCTGCCTACCTTTTAAGATAACAAAGAAGTGGATGTCATCTGCCAGCCCTTTCTGTATTTCCTCCATGACGTACTTCTGCGTACCTAGAAGGTTGCCCATCTTCTTTAGGCCTTCCTCCTTAGTCTCAATCTTGAGTTCGCTACAGAACTTGTAGAAGTGGTCTAAGTTAAAGTTCATGGAACTATCTTGCCGTGAAAGGGGAGGCGGCAGTCAATCATGTGTTCTGTACTGAATGTTCCTTTTATGATGTCATCACAGCGGTTAACAAACATCTGCACGTTCTTCTCAAAACGTCCTTGGTACAGGTGATAGACACCTTCCTCAAAATGAGTGCCTATGCCGTACAACCCGTAAGTGTGTAGCCGCCACACACCCTCTTCTGGTATGGCTGTCCAGTGAGTAGGGTACAGGGTCTTGTAGCGTATGCCTGCCATCTCTGCTGCGTAGCTTACGTTCTCTGCTACGTCTGAGTTAGGAGTCTCTGAAAAGGTAGGACGCTGCATAGCCTTCCAAGTCTTACGCCAGATAAAGAAGAAAGCAGGAGCAGCAAAGATGTGAGACTTAGGAGGGATGTGATTACTAGCTTGGGCAATGCCTACAAAGGACTTGTTCTCTGCTGCGTATGCAATAGCATCGTCCACCACTTGCTTGTTGGTAGGAACACAGTCAATGTCTAGGAAGCCCACCACATCAGCAGCACTGTTAGCCAGAATGTTGTCCATCCACTGCCCATGCGGAGTCTGCTGTAGAGAGTAGCCCACCTGTAACCCTAGATGGCGGCAGACATCACTGTGTGACTTCAGCATATCAACATGGGTAGCAGGCCATGCTAGTGTGTGTATCTCTACGTTCATACTTCTGTCTTTCCTGTTAGTTCTTTATATTGAGTGTATGTTCGCATTGTCAACTCCCCGTCTATCTGCATGATTACTTTGGTGTCATCAGGGATAGGCTCTTTGTTCTGACTGTAGTGAAAGGCAAAGCTGGTAGGGTAGTTCACAGTTGCAAGGGCTGACCTCACTATCTTTAGACCACTGTCCTTTACGGTTGCCCAGAACACCCGGTCATCAATGATGCACAGCCTCTTGTCTTTCAGTCCCCATGCCCTGAGTAAGTGAAAAGCATCCCTCCTGATAAGGTAGCAGTTAGTGTCATTGAAGTGGATACCATTTGATTCAGTGTCCACAGCCATAAAGCTACCGTCTAGCCTGTACAGGTTTCTAGGGCATGTAACGACAGGGGCATCCTGACCCTGCATGACCTCTACCATGTGCTGTATATGGCCCTTCTCTAGCCAGCAATCAGCATCTAGCAAAAGGATAGCGTCTGCTCCCTGTGCATCTGCTATGGCGCAACCAATAAGTCTAGGCGTATCTCCGTAGTCATCACATCTGGGAAGTTCCACATGAAACATTAAGTCCCGCAACTCATCTCTGGGATGCCCGTCTGCCAGCATGTAGTGCCGCACATCTGGGTACGTCTGGGCAAACACACTGCTC